GCAGCCGCCACGTTCATGATCGCCACGTTGATGTCGGAGGCCAGCTTCTGCTTGGCGCTCTCGCCCAGACGACCTTCTTGCAGCGCATCGCGCAGGTCGAGGGTGGTCATGGTCCAGGGCACGGTCGGGCTGTAGCCCAGGGTCGCAGGAACAGCCAACTGGGTCATGTTCTGATACGTCACGGGAGTGCCAGGAGTGCTGTTCTGGGACTGCGCGATGTAAGGCTGCGGACGCCAGATGGTGTCGTTGGTGCGAGCCATCATCGTCTGGTCGGTGTTGTAGATGTTGACGTGACGCGACAGCACCAGCAGGTCTTGGAAACCTTCGAGGATGTCTTCAAACGCAACGCGCTCTTCTTTCGAGAAACTATTGGCCATGATTGGCTCCTATAAAAAATCAGTTTTTGGATGCTGCTCGTTTTTGCGCTCTGTACTGAGTGACTTTTGTGTAGTTCCCAGTTTTCGCAGCTTCTTCTCGCAGCCGTTCGAGGGTTGAGTCCACCGCCCCAGATACTCGGCCAGTTCCTGACACGATTCTCTCGGGTGGCGGGGCTGCCTTACGGTTGGTAACTTTCAATTCTTTCTCCAGTTTCGCTACCGCAAAGGCAAACTTCACGGGGTCTTTGATATCGGACAACTCCTTGGCCTTCTTCGGATTCTTGCCGAGTGCGTAAATGACGAGCGCAGGGTTATCTGCACCTTGAAGCACCACGCCCTGCTGGGTGATGTTGAAGAGTTCCTGGGCCACGGCCTCGGCATCCTCAAAATCTTTGACTCGCAGCTCAGCTTTCGCCCTACCGTAGCCATCCAGCTTTGCCTTCCACGCCTTTTGCTGATTCATAACTTCAGCTTCCTGCGCGGCCTGCATCTCGTCGGCTTTTCGCTTGCGCTCAAACCAACCAGCCAGTGCCTCCTCGAATTTGTCAGCGTCGTAGTCGTGATCTTCCAGTTTCGGCTTTGGTCCCAGCACGACCGGCTTGGTCTCAGTCTGTGCGGTTGTCTGCAGCTTGCTCTGTAGCTCGCGGTTCTGACGTTGCAATTCTCGGTTCGTCTTACGCAGCTCGCGCACCCATTCCGGCGCATGAGTCTGTTCTTCGGGAGGTGGCGCTTCCTCACCAATGGAGACGATTACCTCGTCCGACTCGCCCTCGCCATCTTCGGCATTCTGGCCATCGCCCTGGTCACCAGTGGATTGATACTCACTGGTTTCTTGCTCAGAGCCTTGGCCTTCGTCCTCGATAACTACGGTCTCATCGTCTTGGCTTTCATCTCCTGATACTGCCTTTTTACTCATTCTCTGACCCCATCAAACTCACCCATTGACACGGCTGGGTGGATGCCGTTTATCACATTCTCGCGCTTTTTCATTTACCTGACAACAGGCTGAATGATCTGGCCACGCAGAATCTCCTGCACGGCCTCTGCATTTGTGAGCGCCATGTTCTGGGCTGTCTCGTCAACCTTGCCGAGTGTCTCGAGCGTCTTGGCTCGGCTGAGTTCTGCGTCGGCCACGGTCTTGACCGTGTTGGCACGGGCCTGCGCCGCCTTAGCGGTGGCTTCCTCTGCAGCAGCCTGGAGGTACATGGCATTCGGGTCTTGGGGCTTGCCTTGCATCTCGGCCATGAGGTCTTTGGCTTCTTCCTCGGTCGGCTCGACCACACCCATGCGCAGCAGCTTCTTGCGGAAATAGGCATTGGCATCGCCGACGCCCTCGCCCTCCATGTTCATCATGGCCATCGCCGTCAGCACCTGGGCAGTCTCTGGGTCTTGCGTGATCTGCAGCATGCCGGTCAGCGCCCTGACGGTCGCCTGGCGCTTGCTCGAGCTGGACGGGCCGACGTCTGCGATCACATCGAAGGTGGCGCTGGACAGGTCGTTTTCCATGACCACCTCTCCGGTCTCTTGGTCAATGCTCGGCTGCATCAGCTCGACCATGCCAGCCTCGCCAGTGGCCGCCACCGTCTTCATCTTGCGCTTTTCTTCGGTGTAGATGTCCCTTGCCATCGAGAGCCAAATCTCTCCGCAGCGCTTCATGCCCTTGGCAAAGTTGGACATGTAGATGTAGGCCTGGCCATCGACACGGGCCTGGATCATTTCGACGGCTTTGCCTGACATGCCGCTGACCATCTTGTCAGCGCCTTGCTGGTTGCCCAAGATGTCCTGCATGTCGGTCTCGGTGATCTGCAGGAGCGCGGCCATTGCCGGTGGGATTTGTGGGCTTTTCGTGTAGGCCACGGGACCGCTGACGGCTTGGTTTCCGTTCTGGTCGGTGATCGGGTTTATCAGCAGGTACGGGTAGTCCTTGAGGTTGTCCTCGGACCACATGACCTGATGGCCAGCCACCTGCTCAGGCGTGAGGATTGGCTTCTCGACGCTTGACAGTGCGCTGATCTCGCCCAGCTTGGAGAGCTGCATGTTCTTCAGGCGCTGGGCATCCTTGGCCAAGCGCACATGGCCCATGCAGCGCTCGACGTTATCGACGAACCAGCGCTTGCCGTAGACGACCACAATGGGAATGCAGTTGCCTGCGATGTAGCCAGCGTCCTCAAGCACTCGGCCACCGGACATGACGTACTTGCGCACGCGCTTGCGCTTGACCTTCTTCTGGCGCACCTCGCGGGTGCCGATGGCGGCCAGCGTTTCCTCGAGGGTCTCGTCGGCTGCGAAGTCGGCCTGGCTGTAACGCTCCTCAGTGCCGTCGATGGCCTGGAAGATGCGGATGGTCTCGGTCTTTTCCTCGACCTTGAAGTACTCGGCCACGTAGACCACATCAGGCGTGCACCAGTCGAACTCGTACTGGTGGATGATCTTGGGCCAGTCTGTCGGGTCGTCGCCCCAGGTGTCCTTGTAGGCCTGGCGGGTCATGCTGGTGACCACAAAACAGAACTTGGCGTCGCTCTTGTCCTGGCGCTTGGCACCGAGGTCGAAGAACACCGAGCTGTCGGCGTCGAAGATCGGCTCGATGCGGATGCGCTGCCGGTCGTCCTCTGGGTCTTCCTCGTCCTCGTAGACCGTGCGCAGACGCCAGGCTCCGATGCCACCGCCGACCGCCTCCTCGAAGGCATTGTCGTAGGCCTCGTCGGCCACGGAGGCCTGCTCGTCGGCTCGGTACAGGCCATCGCAGACCTCGGCCAGACGGTCGTTCTCGGTGCCATCCTTGGACACGAAGTCCACCGTGATCCGGTTGTTGCGGTACTCGTTGACGACTCGGATCACGGCCAGCATGATCTTGTTGACCTCGAACTTCGGCTTGTTCTCGTACTGGTCCCAGAGTGGGCCTTCCCACTGGCTGCCTGCCAGGCTGTAGAAACGCCGATCCTGCAGGCACTGCAGGCGCTCGTCGCGCAGTGCGCTCTGAACGTCGTCGAACTGCGCCAAGGCTTCTGAATGAAGGTTGGCAAGGCGCTGGTCGTTGGAGATTCTGGCCATAATTAGTTCCTCAATTTGTGCGATTGTCTCACCACTTCTTTACGTTTGGCAAAGGCGTGAAGACGGCAGGCTTGGCCGCACTGGACCGCCGCACCGCCTCGCAGGCGTATCGCAAGGCGTCGATGACGTGGTTTTTCTTGTCCTCCAGGATCGGCAGAATCTTACCTGTCAGTGGGTCTTGCTTATAACTGTAAAGGGTCAGCTCGTCAATCGTGTGGATGCAGCGTGGGTGCACCACGATGTCGTAGTTCTTCAAGAACTCGATGCCTTCCTCGACCGACTTCGGGCCTTTGACCGCCGTCATGATCTTGGGAAAGCCGTTCTTCTTCATGTGGCTGATGGTCTCTGGCCTAGCCGAGTCGGCCACGATTGGCCACTTCTCGGACTCTGGCACGGTCATGAACAGCTCAGGCGTGTTCACGATCTCGCAGCCGACCATGTAGGCTTCGTGGTCGATGTAGAGGGTGCGGCCAATGATGTGGCAGCGCACCAGCACGGTCGGATCAATGGCAAAGCCCCAGTCAGCGCCGAGCCTGTGGATGGCGTCTCGCGGTGCCTCAAACTCGTCGATCTTCCAGTTCTTGAAGACCCTGGCGCTGCTGTTGGTCAGGTACTGGCCCATCCAGACATGGCTGTACTTGTCCGAATCGCGCCGCTTGTCGTACTCCATCTCGTCGCGCAGGACATCTGGAAACCAAGGGTTATCGGTGAAGTTTACCTTCAGGACGGTGGCATCCTTCGGAGGCGTCGGTCCACGCAGCAGGTGATCAACCGGATCGGTCTGCTGGCGCGGGTTCCAGGTAAACCACAGCTCGGACTGAGGCTTGCGGATGGTAGGCCGCAGCAGGTCCAGGCTGGTCTGGCTCAGGCTTTGGGCCTCCTCCACCCAGGCGCAGTCGTAGCCCTCCAGCGACTTGATTGAGTCGGCTGTGTGGTTTTGCATGCCCTGAAAGATGATCATGCCGTCGCCCTTCTTGGACTTGATGACGGCTTCTTGGACCTCGAAGTAAGCGCCAGCGTTCATCTGCTCGATCTTGGTCTCGAGCAGGCGCTTGACCGACTGGGCCAGCGACTTCTGGACCTCGCGCACGCAGACGCTGCGCCGTTTCTGGTCCATGATATGGGCCTCGATCATCAGCTCGGCAAACATGTGGGACTTGCCGGAGCCTCGGCCTCCCCATGCGCCTTTGTATCGGCTGGCATCCAGCAGGGGCAGCGCCCATTCTGGGGTCTGGAGCTGCAAGACGGTCATGCCTTAACGACCACGCGCTTGATCTCCCTGAACTCCAGAGGCGCACCATCAGCGCCTGTGACTTCGTGTTTCTGGGTTTCTGCCCAGCGCATCTGGGTCTTGGACCACCAGATCATGGCTGCGGTGTCGCCGCCCATCGCCTTCTGAAAC